AAGGGTGAGACTGCGAGGATTTTGGCGGAGGATAAGGAGTGTTAGTTGGTCTTCAGTCATGTGAGAAGTTTAGTTGAATTGTGGGTTGGGTGCAAGCACTAATCGCATCTTTTTTATTTTATTTCTTTGATGCCGACATAGTGAAAAGTCTTCCAAACCTGTTTGTTTCCAGTCTTGCTGCCGTCACTCTTATCGACAACCTTACCCGTTGCGAACCAGCTACCAGTGCGAACAATCTTTTTGATTATATACTTCATCTCATGACCGCTCTTGGCAGTGCGGTAAGTTATTTGTTTTCCGATCAGCTCATTGATGTTGTGTTCGTTTGTCATGGGGATATTTTACTGCAAGGATCGACTAAACACAAGATCTTTTTTGCATTTTTGTGCGTTATTTTTGCCTAATAGGCCCACCCCATTAATTAGAAAAAAAAGTACTTGACAACCGACAGACTGGCGGGGGGAGTGAATTCTCATTATATAAACGGCCCCCACCCCATTTAATAAAACGTGGCCGCCGCCAACCAAAGTAAATATATAAAAACCCAAAAAAAAGTGTAACATACTGTATGACATACCGAAATATGCCCGTGGCTGTTGGCGGGAGTGATTATTTACCAGCCCAGAGCGTATCTGTAGATTACTCTACGAGTTTCGAGTCCAACCGGAAGTTGGGGTCTTCTATTGACCAAAATGATCAGTTGAGGTTTGTGGGCGATGCCCCATGTAGTATAAGTCTATCTTTTGTTTTACATGAAGGTTATCAGGAGAACGCCTACGAATTCTTGAGTGATGCGGATAATCAGACTGGGTCGTTTGGTTTTGATGTGATGATCGGGGGGAATTCTTTCTCTGGTTGTTTTTTAGATGATTATAGTGTTTCAGTGAGGCCATTTGAGCCTGTAACAGTGAGTGCCAAGTTTACGAGCTATGATCCAAGCACAGCCGCCATTACTTCTGCTAACGAGCAAACATCTTTGAATACGGCATTGGATAGCAATCAAATAGTATATGGACACACATGTTCTGTGTTGGGGAACGGAGGCTCTGTTTTGAATACGGATGTCTTGAGTGACATAAGCTATAAAAAAAATTATAATAGAAGCCCCGTTTATACCTTGGGCGCTTCTGCTGCATCAAGTCATTTGGTGGATGGGGCCGAAGCTGTTATGACTATCGAGTCCACAGGTCTGAACTCTTTGATTAATTATGATGGAACTAAGCTAACATCCTTCTTCACGATAGATCTCTCTGATTCGGCTGGCCAATCTATAACTAATTTTGGTAATATCACCATGCCGAGCGGCAGTTCTGTGACCGCCCAGAGCTATAATGTGGCTGGTGGAGACACTTTGGCTGCGAATGCGACGATTACACATGTAATTCTCTAAAAAACAGTGTAATATAAGTACATATGGCTCGCAAAAAGTCGGAAGAGAAGAAGGTGTCATTTGACATGATGGCAGAGTTTGAGAAATCAATCAAATTCAATAGAAGGAGATTTAGATTCAGTGCCAAACAAAAAAAATTCCTAGAAATAATACTAGACCCCGAATCAAAGATTATATTCGTTTCAGGCCCAGCTGGTAGCTCGAAAACGTATATGTCGCTGTACGGCATGCTGAAGTTGATGGAGGACAACTTCGATAGGGATATTTTGTATGTCCGAAGTATTGTTGAGAGCGCAGACCGTGGTTTGGGCAGTTTACCCGGTGATATTACAGAAAAGTTCGATCCGTTCCTAGGACCGCTCCATGATAAGATGGAGGAGATCATTGCGCCCGGAGATGCGACATTTCTCAAGCAAAAAGAGAAAATATCGGCAGTCCCAATAAATTTCCTGCGTGGGGCTAGCTGGCAGAACAAATTAATCTTCGCAGACGAGGCTCAGAACTTCACATTGAAGGAATTGACGACTTTGATCACCAGAATAGGGGAAGACAGTAAAATTATCATTGGAGGAGACTTTTTTCAAAGCGACATCAACGGAAAGAGCGGGTTTAAGCCCATGTTCGACAAATTCGATGATGATGGTGCCAAAGAAATGGGGATTCATACATTTAGTTTCAATGAAAATGATATTGTGCGTAGCAAGATACTGAAATTCATCATTAAGAGGTTGGAAGAGACCAAATAGGTGTAAGTAGAATTTACTACTTAACTTATTATAATAAAAATAATGAATCACATATTTTGTTTTAACTGTGGGAACAAGATTCAATACAATCTATCCAAGCCCAATTTCTGCACAAGTTGTGGAACTTCTCTGAAGACGGGCGAATCCTCTGCTTCAGTGGCTGCCCCCACTAAGCAAATTAAAAATAATAAAATCCAACCACTCTCCGAAGATGAGACAGATGCAGAGTTCGTGCCTAACATTAATAGGATAGAAGTGGAAACTGAACAATTTGGTGGTTCATTCACCATAGGTTCTCTGGCAGGAGAGAAAACTCAGCCAGACTTCAAAGAAAAAACAACCTACGATATCGATGAGTTCACCAAATAATGTCAGACAAGAAAATATACGAAGACTTTTCGGATCTGATAAACATAGCCATCAAAAGACAAAGGTCTAGGTGGCGATTGGACGCAGTTAAATGGTTTGACTTCGAAGATGTAGAACAGGTAATCAAATCTCACATATATGTCAAATGGCACATGTGGGATCAAGAACGTCCAATCGAGCCGTGGTTAAATAGAGTTATAACAAACAAAATGTGGAACCTCATAAGAAACCATTACGGCTCTTATGTTAAGCCCTGCGTTTACTGTCAATACGCTAGAGATATGAACTGTTTGTTCACGCCATCCGGGTCTCAAGACACAACATGTGCAGAATACGCAAAATGGGCAAAGAAAAAGAAATATGGCTTAGAACTTAAGACCGCAACCTCTATTGAAGAAGCTCAGATCCAAGTCGGGAGTAAAATGGATGATTACATCGACTATGAACATTATTTTAAAAAATTAGACGTATTTATGAAGAAAAAGTTGTCTGAGCAACATTATACGGCTTACAAGATGATTTTTTTTGAAAAATACACAGAAGAGGAGGTCGCCCTATTTATGGGTTACAAAATAAGTGCTTCGAATGCAAAATTGGGATACCGACAGGTGAAAAACCTGAAACGCAAGTTTTACGAGGTAGCAGCTGGGATAATCAAAGAACAAGATATTTTTGGACATGAAACTGACAAATGAACAAGAAGGGTTCCTAAGGGAGAATTCAAGTAAAATACTGGACCTGATCGAGCTAACTAGAAAATGTTTCGACGATGACAGCTTAGACGGGAGATCTAAGGAGGGCCGTTCCGTCCGGAAGTTTTTGTCTGAGAACGGAATTACTTACAAGACTACTAGGCGCAAACCAGCTAAAAAAATTGAATTCACAGAGCAACAAAAGGAATTCATCATGGATCAGGCTGAAGATGGCCTCTCATCACTTGAAATTGCTAAATTGATCTTTCCAGAAAAGGATGTAAGACCGCTAAGTAACGAACAGCGTCAAGTTTTAACACATATTCAGGAAACCAACCCTGATTTTTTGCCATCTCAGGACGGAGGTGCCGTAAATGACTATTCTGCTCCTAAAAGTTCTAGCCGAATTGTAAAAAAGATAAACGATTCGACAGGAATAGGGTTAGATGACTCAAAATTAAACCGACAGAAGCAAATTTGCGTCAACAAACTGGGAATCAACCTGAGCAACAGCCGATTCTTAAAAATAATAAATAACTATTTAAACAAACAGGACCGTGAACTGTTTGAGCAGGAGTTCGTTCGTCTTACTTGGGATAAGCCTGATTTGACCGCTGACGAGCTTAACCTCTATTTGAATGTCTGTAAAGAGGTTATCAACCTAGAGGTCGTCTCAGCGCATCTGAACAAGCTTAACGAGATGTTTGACGTTGCTGATGACCAGACTGAGATGACTGTCCGGCTAGCAGAGATCATCAAAGCAAAATCACAAGAATATCATCAATGTGAGACCCGAATTGAGAATTTAACGAAAAAGCTCCAAGGGGACCGTGCGGAGCGAATGAAGAAGAATCAAAAAGACCATGCCTCATTTCTCGCCATCGTTCAGATGTTCCAAGAGGAGGAAGAGCGTCAAACCATGATAAAAATGGCCGAGATGCAAAAAAAGATAATCAAAGAAGAGGCTGAGCGTTTAGAAGGTATGGCGGAGTGGAAAGCCCGTGTATTAGGAATTAGCAAAGACGATGCAATTTGAATGTAAAGAATGTGGCAAAGAGTTTAGTAGTCAACGCAGCCTACACACTCACCTTAAGGCTCATGATATGTTCATGGGTGAATACTACGTCAAGAACTACCCACGCCATGATAAGTTGACGGGCAAGCCTATAGAATTCAAGAGTGTAAAGCAGTATTTTTCATCCAATTTTAATCGCCCTGCAAACATGTTAAAGTGGTGCAATACAGCACCAAAACATGAGGCAAAGGAGTTTGTATTGGAAGAGCTTAAAAAAAGACTTGAGGAAAAGGAACTTAGCCTAGCTCCATCTAGTCTATATCTAAAAACTGCTAAACTCCCTACCCTTGATATCATCAAGGATCTATTTGGCAGTTATGGTCTTTTGTGTAAAGAGCTAGGGGTGGAGCCAGCGTATAAGGAGAAATTGTGCGATGAATTTTTTGAGGATTATAATGATGCAGATATCTGTATTGACACTAGGGAGAACAAACCCTTGAAGTTCAGCAAATCTCAGAGCATGAAGTTAGATTTTGGGGATTACACATTAACCCCCAATACATATACTTTCACACATGTAGAGAGAAAATCCTTTAATGACTTCGCTACCACTGTCACCAATGGACATGATAGGTTTCTCAGGGAGCTTGATCGGTGCAAAAGTGTTGGATGTTATATGTTTATTGTAGTCGAAACCAACTTCAGTAAACTTGGGAAGACTAACAATTTCGCATACAAAAGGTTCAATCTTGATTATGTGTTTAATAAGATGAGGAGTATCGAAGCCCAATACGCTGACTGCTGCCAGTTTGTATTTAGCGGGTCTAGGAAAGATAGTCAGGAACTTATACCAAAAATTCTTTGTTTAGGCAAGAAGTTATGGAGAGTTGACCTGCAGTACTTTTGGAATAAAATTTTAGAAAAAAATGAGTTGGACAGAGGGGAACCAGAAACTATACAAGAAGTTTCAGAACATAAACCAAGAAATACTTTCAAAAGAAGGTTATATCGAAGAAGGCGAGGCTAAGCTTCTTTTATATAAGTTTCTCAGGGAGAATCCGTCTTTTACATCCGAATTATTCACAGGTGTAAAATTATTTCCGTTTCAGCATATGGCTATTAAGTCCATGATGGAAACTGACTACTTCTTAGGGATATGGAGTCGGGGTATGAGTAAATCATTCTCTACTGCTGTATTTGCCATACTCGATGCTATAATGAACCAAGGTGTTCAAATAGGTATTATCTCCAAGTCTTTTCGGCAATCTAAGATGATCTTCAAGAAGATAGAGGATATCGCAAAAAGCCCAAAGGCTGAATTTTTATCTCAGTGTATCACAAGGACATCGAAGATGAATGATGAATGGGTTATGGAGATAGGCACTAGCAGTATCAGAGCCTTGCCGTTAGGCGATGGCGAAAAGCTTCGTGGTTTCCGTTTTCAAAGGATGATTATCGACGAGCTTCTCCTCATGCCTGAGAAAATATACAATGAGGTTATTATGCCATTCCTATCTGTTGTCGAAAACCCCACAGAAAGGCAGGAGGTATACGACCTTGAAACAAAGATGATAGAGGAAGGGGAGATGGTTGAAGACGAAAGGACCCGTTGGCCAAACAACAAAATTATAGGTTTGTCCTCCGCATCTTACAAGTTTGAGTATTTGTTTAAGCTTTATCAGCAGTATGAAAATTTAATTCTGAATGAAAATAAACAAGATGGCGCTCACAGAGTGATTATGCATTTTAGTTACGATTGTGCGCCTGCTCAGTTGTACGACCAAAACTTAATCAATCAATCCAAATCAACAATGAGCCAAGCTCAGTTCGACCGGGAGTTTGGAGCTTTGTTCACTGATGACAGTTCAGGGTATTTCAAAGTGAGTAAAATGGCGGGTTGTACTTTACCAGATGGAGAAGGTCAGTGCGTTGAGGTTGTAGGCGACCCTAAGTCCAAATACATACTGGCATTTGACCCTTCTTGGTCCGAGAGTGAAAGCTCAGACGATTTTGCGATGCTTTTGGTAAAGGTTCACCCAGAGACCCGCAAAGGGACTGTAGTGCATAGCTACGCCCTTTCTGGGACTAGTCTGCAAAACCACATAAAATACATGGCTTACTTACTGATGAACTTTAACATAGAAATGGTTGTGGGTGACTACAATGGAGGTCTGCAGTTTCTTAATGCATGCAATGAAAGTGGCACATTCAAAAGGTTGAACCTAAATATGGGCCAAGTTGATGCTGAGTTAGACAATCAAAAGGAGTATGTTAAAAACTTACGTAAATTAAAAAATAATATAAATAAAAAAGAAAGGAAGTTCGTATTTCTCAGAAAACCTAGTTCTGTTTGGATTAGATTTGCTAACGAGAATCTACAAGCCGCATTCGATCATAAGCGCTTGTACTTTTCTGGTGCCGCCATGGATGACAACTACAACATGCAGAGGAAGGCTAATATCCCCATAGATAAACTGAAGTTTTTAAGGAATCAAGATATGGAAGAAAAAAACAAAGGGGCTAGGATGATTGATTTCGTAGAACACCAAAGAGATATGATGGACCTCATAAAAGTTCAATGCGCCTTGGTGCAAGTCACAACTTCCCCACAAGGGACCCAAAGTTTTGATCTCCCTCCAAACCTACGGAAACAGAAAGGGGCTGACAAGGCAAGGAAGGACTCCTATTCCGCAGTGGTTCTAGGGAATTGGGGCATGAATGTTTATTTCGATATGCTTGAAGATAAAGGTGACGATGTGCAAACGACTTTCACCCCAATGTTTATTTCTTAACTTTTAAAAGTTAGAAAGTTACTTTGTGTGTAATATAATATTGTAATGGCGAGGAAATATAAAAAGAAATCAGATTACTGGCAGAAGTTTAACAAAGAACAGAGTCTTTCGGATTTGGTGCAGCCAAGTCAGCCAGAAGAGTCTTACTCACCGGATCTAGTAGGGGAGGCGTTTTACACATCTGACGCTTCTTATGGTCATGTTTCAAAAGCTAGAACAAATAGCACACCAACAAATAGAGCCACCAGAGTAAATGCCGCTGCTGTAAGAACTACGATAGATAGGTTCTCCAGTATTCGGAAAGGTTTACTGCCGTATGAGTATGCAAGTGACGGAGTGCATGTGCGTGAGGGCATAGAGCTTTGCCAGAAGGCATACGCTAATGTGGCAGTATTCAGGAATGCTATAGACATCATGTCTGAGTTCGCCAATACCGATGTCTACCTTGAAGGTGGTACGAAGAAGAGCCGGGAGTTCTTCACAGAGTTTTTCAAAAGAGTTAACTTAATAAACCTCAAGGACCAATATTTTCGTGAATATTACCGCAGTGGCAACATATTCATATACCGTTTTGACGGCGAGTTTAAAGCTGATGATTATGCTAGGCTTATGAACCAAGTAGGTGCTATAAACCCTAGCGCCAACAAAATACCTGTCAAGTATGCTGTACTAAACCCATTTGATATAGTCGCTAAAAGAGCTTCTACTTTTAACATTGGAGCCTATGAGAAAGTCCTTTCTGAGTATGAGCTTTCTAGACTTCAGAACCCTCAAACAGAAGAAGACCAGCAAATTTATGACTCATTGGACGAAGATCTAAAAAAGGTAGTAGATGATGGAGGTTACTACACAGACGGCGTTAAGATCAAGCTAGATCCGCAACGCCTGAGCTTTTCCTTCTACAAAAAACAAGATTACGAGCCATTCGCAATTCCATTCGGGTATCCAGTCCTAGAGGATATCAATGCTAAGCTTGAGCTTAAGAAGATGGACCAAGCCATCACTCGTACTGTTGAAAATGTAATTCTCCTCATCACCATGGGGGCTGAACCAGAAAAGGGCGGTATTAATGGGAACAACATCAACGCTATTCAAAACTTATTTAAGAACGAATCAGTAGGTCGTGTTTTGGTATCTGACTATACAACCAAAGCAGACTTCGTGATTCCAGACCTTAATAAGGTGCTTGGACCTGCTAAGTATGAAATACTTAATCAAGATATTAAGCAAGGTTTACAGAATATTGTCTTAGGTGAAGAGAAGTATAATTCAACACAAGTAAAGGCCCAGATATTTATAGACAGGCTCCAAGAGGCACGGCAATCATTCATGAACGACTTTTTGCAGAAAGAGGTTAAGAGAATCGCCAAGAGTCTTGGTTTCAAATCTTACCCTACCGTTTGCATGAAAGATGTTGACATGCGTGACGAGGTACAGCTTATGCGTGTAGCTACTAGACTTATGGAAGTTGGAGTACTTACTCCTCAACAAGGCATGGATATGTTCCACACAGGGAGGTTCCCCAACTCTGAAGACATCGCCCCTGCACAAAAAGACTTTGTAGAAAAAAGAAAGGAGGGTTACTACAATCCTATTGTAGGAGGTGTGCCTATGATTGAAGACGAGGTCTCTGTAGACCCAAAAACTAATAGCACTCCCAAGGCTGCTGGTAGGCCCAATGATACCACAACGACAGAAGCTAACTATTCCCGTTCAAACATCCAAACTACCATATATGAAGTAGAGGCGCTTATTTCACAAGCCAAGGGTCAAATGAAAGAAAAGCTTGATTCAGAGGAGCTTGACAAGCAGCAGAGCGATATGGTTACAAAACTTTGTGAGTCTATCGTGTGTGCTTCTGACAAGAAGAATTGGGGACAAACTTTATCAGCTTGCATACAAGACTTTAACGCCATCGAAGATTTAAATACATTAGACAGCATTTTAAGTGTAAGCACTAAGCATAACTTGGATGTTTATGCATCCGCAATTTTATATCATAGCAATGAAAATTAATCCTGAAGATATTGAAGTACCTCTCGAAAGTGAGATGACCGTCAAAGACGGTGAAGTTGAGTTGTCAATTGCCAAGAAATATGGCGATTCTGAAGCCGGAGTTTATAAATCGTATATGAGTGTCTGTGCTGCAGATGACAAGTGCATGGTTGACACTAAAGGCATGGACAAAGATGAAACTATGAAGTGTTGCTCCGCTCAGTATGGGAAGATGAGAGCTATGATGATGGATGATAGCAAAGGCGAGTTGAGCGAAGATCAAAAGAAACTTCCACCTGCACTGCAAAAAGCAATCATCGAGAAGATGAAAAAAGCGGGAAAGTACAAAGACTCCGAAGAGAAAGAGGAAAAAGAAGATTAATAACTGATGCCTTATAAATATACTACATTCTTTGAATCAGAAATTTGCGCTCGTCAAATAAACGAGACTTTTGTTTCAAAGGCTTCTTTGGAAGAGCTTGCATCACTCGTCCCCAATGACATAGATTTTGAGAAGAATATTGATCTGTTGGGCGTATCATTTAACGCCGCAGTTGTAAATATGTTCAACAAGAACGGTGACGGCCTAAGCACCGAAACAGCTTTAGCCTACACAGATCAATTCATTCACAAGCCAACGAATATCGAACATAACAAAGAGAAAGTAGTTGGCCACATTGTAACAGCGGGATTTAGTGATTACGGTTCTAACCGCATATTATCCAAAGAAGAAGCTGGAAATATTGAAAAACCTTTTAATATAGCTTTGGGGGCTGTTGTTTATAAATCAGTTAATAAACAGTTTGCTGAACTAATTGATAGATCCACTGACCCAGATGATGAATCTTATTACGGTAAGATATCAACAAGCTGGGAGGTTGGATTTACTAATTATGTTTTAGCGGTTGGTAGTAGTAAGCTAGAAGAGGCTACTATCATTCGTGACCCTGATAAGATAAAAGAAATGGAACCTTATCTAAGGGCTTATGGTGGTTCTGGACAAACAGAGGAAGGGCAACCTATCTATCGTTTGATAACCGGAAACATCTATCCTCTTGGGGTGGGTTTCACTTCTAAACCAGCGGCGGATGTCTCTGGTGTATACTCTCCTAAACATTCTAAGAAATCTGTAATAGCTAACGATAGTACAGATATTATTTCACAAAATAAAGAAAAAAACGTAAACAAAGAAAAGATTATTGCTATGGATACAGAAAATGTCATCTCAGAACTTAAGGAGCTTCTCGTCGAAAAGAAATTTTCGGAAGAGGCTGTTGCTTCTATGACTAGTAATTTTGCTGACGCAATTCGTGAGAGCGATGAGAAATACCGTCAGGATATCGAAACTGCTAACTCAGAAAAAGAAGCTGTTCAGAAGGAACAGGAAGACCTAAAATCTTCTGTTGCTGAACTTCAGGAAAAACTAGAAGAGGCTAACGAGCGTTTGTCCACCTTTGAAACAGAGAAGAAGGCTGAAGAGGCTGTTGCTCGTTTCAATGCACGTATGGATGAGCTTGACTCTAAATTCTCACTTGCTGATGAAGATCGTGAGTTCCTAGCTAAAGAAATCAAGTCTCTCGACGAGGCCGAAGAAGCTTTCGCTTCTTTCTCTGAGAAACTGGAAGTACTTTGGAAGCACAAGAGCAATGCTCATAAAGAAGCTTTCGAAGCAGAAATTCAAGCTCGTATTGACGAGGAAGTTGCCAAGCGTGTCTCCAAGGCATCCACAGAAGATGTCGATGTTGAAGATGCTCTTGACAATGCAGAACAAACTGATGCTGATGTTTCTAACGTCAACGAAGCAGTTGCTTCTTCTAACGAGTCATTCGTAGATAAATTTAAAGGCGCATTCTCACGAGAGAATGTAACAATCTCAAGATAAAAAAATAACTATTATAATATTATGTCACTTCGTATTCTACCATTTAGACAATACAGTGAAGAAGATGTTGTAAACCTTTACCGTCTGAAGGATGGTGGCGAACTCGCTGCCACCACTGATAGCGGTACTGGAGACGCTGGTGTTTTTGTTAAAGTTTCCAATGGGGATTTTAACGCTGACCCAGTTGCTTACTCATCTGATTCTTACCTTGGAAAAACTGATTACCCATTCGTGGGACGGGCGCAATACCCGAAAGTCGGTCTCCAAATGGAAGCTGCAACCACTGGTTCTGCAGTTTTAGGTATCTCCCTTCTCCAAACCGCTAAAGCGGACGAGAATGGCGAAAAACTTCTTTATAACCCACAGAAGGCTGCCGAACTTCAGGCTGTTCTTCCCGGTCAAGCTGTCCCAGTTGCTACCAAAGGTGTGTTTACTGTCGCTGCTTCTGCAGTAGATGGAACTCTCACTCCCGGAACTAAATTCCAAATCTCTGCTAACGCAGGAAAGATTACTGGTGCTGCTGTAGACGGCGCACTTGCTATTGGAACTGTTATTGGAACTGGATCTCGTGCCTCTCAAAATGGAGAGACTGACTCACTTGCAGGTAACTACTACGTAATCAAACTTGGCTAATAACCCCAGAAAGGAACTAATCAAATGAAAATTACTTTAAAACGTACCCCAGAACAAATCGAGTTGGTTAAAGCTATGGCTTCTCGTAATCGCACCGTCGCTTACGAAGCTCAAGTTGCTCTTGCTGAGTTTATCGGACCTGTGCTTGCAGAGGTTATTAACAACGCTCCAACTATTTCGAATCTTTTCACCTCTCTTCAGTTTAACGCTGATGACAATCCTTCGATCCCTCTTGATCTCTACTATGACATCAACGACGAAGACTATGTGAAAGTTTACAGCCAGTCTCACGCTGGTGGTCTTCCTACAAACCAAGTCCTTCCTACAGCTTCCGAGCTTAAGGTTGCTACTTACAGTCTCGACACTGCAGTCAGTTTTGATCGCCGTTATGCTGCTAAGTCTCGCATGGACGTTGTTTCCAAGACCTTCACTCGTGTTGCCCAAGAAATCCTTGCTAAGCAGGAGACTACTTCTGCTTCTCTCGTCATGGGTTCACTTGCTGACGCCTCGACCAATAGCACTAAGCACGTTCGTGCTTCTTCTACCACTAGTGGTAAGCGTTTTTTGCTTGATGACATCAACAAGATGATGACTCTTTCGAAGCGTATCAACGGATCTTTCCTTGGTGGAACTCCTGCTGCTGGACAAGCCCGTGGAATTACTGACCTAATCGTCTCTCCTGAGGTTGTCGAAGAGCTTCGCTCGATGGCTTACAATCCTATCAATACAAAAGGTTCTCCTGCTGGTGGAACTGCTTCTGATGGTATTGCAGCCACTGATGAGCTTCGTAACGCTGTTTACAATTCTGCTGGACTTCCTGAGTTCTACGGCATCTCTATCATGGAGATTCTTGAGCTTGGAGTTGGCAAGAAGTTCACTAGCTTGTTCAGCACTGCTGCTGGAACCACCAACTATGGTGCTGCTGGTGATGGTCAGTGGGACACTACTGATGATATCGTTGTAGGACTTGACCGCTCTCGTGAATCTTTGATTCGTGCAGTTGCTGTCGATGCTGACAATGGTGGTGAGTTTAACCTCATCGCTGACGATCAGTACAGCATCCGTCAACAGAAGATTGGATACTTTGGTTCTCTTGAAGAGGGACGTATGGTTCTTGATGACCGTGCGCTCGTCGGAACTATTGTCCAAGCTTAATTGACTTAGATAATTTAAAGGGTCACCCTTCGGGGTGGCTCTTTTTTTTGTATTTTAATAAAATACGTGTATAATATAATATGGACAATAAATTCGAACAAGTTTCTTATGGTGATGGAGAGACAAATTTCTTTGGTGCTAAATCAAGTAATGAGCTATCAGATAAACTAGCTAATATTAGTAAAGCTGAAATTAAAGGCTTGGCGGCTAAGGTAGGCTTAAACCCTAATTATACCAATCCTATTTTGAAGGATATGATTTTAAAAGAGTTTAGATCTTACCAAGCTAAGAATTCTCCAATTCCCGCACCAAAACAAATGTTCGCTAACGCTTCCGAAGATGTTATCGATATGTTAAAATCTGTGGGTGATGTAGCCTCAGAGAAGCGGGACGAGAGAATGAAAGAAGATCAGAACAAAAGAACTTCTTTTGGTCAGTTAGAAGATTAAAGTGTAAGTTAATACATGAGTATTATTAGTGATTTAGCTGTTGATGTATTTCAAGATGAGTTTGATAGCGATGCTTCAGTCGCCACTTCAAGCTCTATTCAAGCTTGGATGGAGAACAACCTAGGACAATTGAACACTTTGATTCATCAAGACTTTAGTGGGACAGGCGCTGTATTAGACACAGAGGCGCAGTCCGTCCACAAAGAGCTGTATCTAAGCAATTATTACAGCAAACAATCTAGAAATGCTCTAAGGGGTATTACTAACGCATCTAACGATTCTAACATATTGTCTTTAAAGGACGGAGAATCCGCTGTGACGTTCGTTAACCGCAATGAGGTGGCCAAGGTCTACAAAGGTCTTGCAAGCGATTCTAAGGCCAAGCTAGACGACCTAGTGGCTAAATATAATATATATGAAGCTAAGCCCCAACAAGTTGGCGGCTTTGAGGGTGAGATCTATACTGGAGACCCTTCTTAATTATTAGTTTTTAAAAACATACAAACGTATATAAGAAAGGGCGGTATTTCTACCGCCCTTTCTATTATTTTTAATATTAGTTATTAACTAAATATAGCGTCTGCAAATGCTCCAGATACGAATACTCCGTTGCTAGTATCATTAACACCACCGACCTGAGTTGAGAATGTTAAATCTACTGACTTGTTAGAGCCGATACTAGAGGAGAAACTCTCACTATCTAGCCTACAACCTTTTAAAGTATACAATACTTTTGTTGCATCATTTTCGTCTTTTAGTGTTAAAGTAACCTCTTTACCCGCTGTATCATCAAGGATGTCTGCTAGATTTTTAGCTGTAACATCATTACAAATAGCACTGACACTAAGTGTAGCATTAACGGGGAAATCTACAGACCTTGAATAAGCAAAACGGGTGCCTAGGCGTTGAAGTGGACTTCTGCTCAAAGGCACAGATAGTGAGGCACTTTGGATATGAATTGCATCATCTGTATCTGGACCAGTAACGTCAGAAAGGGCTGCTCCGCTCAAGTTAGTAATGTTAACTTGGATATCTCCGGGGCGAAGAGCAGTTATGCTAGAGTCACCGGTCTCGGCTGCAGGAAGTACAGCAAGACTTTCTATTTTGTTACCATTCGTAATATCTACAGATGGAGTAGAAACCCCACTTATATCTGTAGAGCTACCACTGAGAGTAGTATCAGAATTTATATTAGCACATTCCATAGACACTGACACTGTTGGCAAAGAACCAACCGCAAGATCTAACGTGTAATCACTCAAAAAGGCGTTACCGAGACCAATGACGGACTTTCTGTCTCCTGTAGCAGCCCCAACAGCATCCTGACCTTCGTCAGCTGTCAGGATGTAAAAGTTCGCTCCAGAGCTTTGGACCATATGTCCAGAAGCAAACTGATTTGATCCACTAATATTGAACCCCAGAGCTTTTTCATTGCCTCCGTCTGTTAGGTAGTAAGAAAAGTCCAACCCTACGGTTGGTGCATCCATTACAATGGTATCAAGACGGGCTGCTTGCCCATATTGGTTAATGTCTTGTCTGTTGATTGTGAAATTATAATTAGCACTTTGAACACGCTCTAGTTGATGGTGTTTAGTTTTTGCGGTAGAACCGATGTCTTCACTAACGTAAAGTGCTTCTGACTGATAAATAACTCTGTTTCTGGCCATAATAGTTTATTTTTTAATGTTTACAATTTTTTTGGGTAAATGTGAAATTAAGAAAATCTATGCCTATGCACTTGAATGTCGAAATCTACGAATCCGACATATAATTCATTGGCTAAGTTTTTCATTGCTTTTTGAGTGAGTTTAGAGGTTTGTGTATTCTTCACAAAGAATGGATGACCATCCGTGTGTTCAGAAGATAAACCTGTGTATGTGTAATTCTCTCCACTTTTAAGATCTCCATTTTCATCTATAGGATGTCCACTCATAGGTATTTGGTTAAACACCTCATCCTGAGAATCTGCGAAGATAGAAAGCACCCCGTCTAATTGGAAAGGGTCTTCTGCTAAAATTACTGCCTTTGCCCTAACTGTTGTCTCTTGTTCTCCTCCGAAAGCAAATGGGTCATTATCAACCGCATTTACTGACAGGAAGGCAGCAGGGACAGCAAGATCGTATGGAGCGATAGCTCCAGTATCATTTACACCAAAATCATACTTTCGGTCAACAATAATATCCTCTTCTGTGTCATTTGTGAAGTATACGTTAAATTCTTTCCTAAGGTAACCTGTGGGCAAAGTTGTTACTGGGGAGGTTAGCGATATAGTGTCAGGTACCAAAGCCCTTCCATTATTAAAATCAAAGACAACACCATCACTACGGTCATATGTGTTGTTATTGGCATCCTTTACCCCTGTAGGAATATTGCCATGTCCACTCTCATAAACCCATTCTTTGAATGAACTTGTGTATACATTGTAGTCGCTGTCAACACGATAATCGGTAGTCGGGTACAATTGTCCTGAAACCTCCTGATAAGCTTGGCCTTTTGTGGTTAAAAAGTTATCAAACCAAAGTAAGAAGGAGTTCGTAAATTTATGTTGGAATTGTTCAATCATTTTAGTTTATCAAATCTTTTTTCGTACTTCTTTATTAGGGCAGATATATATTGAACGTTCTTGAACCTACCACCCCTAACTTTGTTGTTACTCTGTATAGCTACACCTGATCTGCTGTTTTGTGAGCTTTTTCTTAAAAGATAACCTAATCCAGATATGCCAGTCTCAATACCTCTGGCCCAACTTCTGCCTGTGGCCCAAGGCATGGGTGTGGCCGAGAATATATCTTTTGCAGTAGGCATGCTTATATCATACTTGCGACCCACTCCATATGTCGTCTGCTCTACATCTTTTGTTATTTTTATATCCTCTAATATATCAAGTATCGGCTGCACTGGACTATCTCCATCGTCAAAACCAATAAAGGCGTACAGGTTTGTTACCCCATTCAATGTGCCACTTATATTCACGCCGTCTGGACCTTGAAGCAATTCTTGCGTGACAGGATGCGACATGAATTCGTTAATCATGTCTTTTTTGACATCTTTGAACTTGTCATCGATGCTTTTTCTAAACCTTTTCTTTACTAGTTTAGGGACTTGCGCTCTTATTGCAGCCTGAACGTCTAGTGGTAGTTTAGCCATTATATTTCGTCCAATGGGACTAGGTAGAATATAAAAAACTGGTTGTCTGTAAACCCATATGGGTTAGCTTGACTGGCGATACTAAACTTGTTCTCATCAAAAGTTATATTTTTTGCTTCTCTAATATAAGCGTAAGCAGTCTCATCTACGATTATCTTAATGGAACCCTTTGGTAAAAAAACCTTGTCTTGGGATTCTGTGACCTCCTCTTGATCTGAATCAACATAATAGATCCTAGCTTTAAAGGTTTGGGACACAACTGTCTCCTGCTCCACCTTTCTCCCTTGATTGGTTCGACCGTAGATTGGATTATACTTTGTGTTTGTAGACACAATAACTTCCTGCTTACTGACCTTGAAAACAACTATATCTCTTGCGAAAGTTGTATGTAAAGTACTGAACTTGGACCTGATAGATGTGATAGTATCACTAGATAAAAACCCTGACATGTTGATAATTACACTTTTTTTCGTATAATTATATAGGTTTAAGGATGAATGCTAAAAAAAATTTAAATAGGAGGTCTAATGAAGAGGTGGGATCTCTCTTTAAAATGATGCTTATGATGGTTGAGGACATGAAACAAGACCACGATTTTCATTACGAGAAGTTGTATAAAGAGCTGCCAGAAGAGTACCATTCTATAGTTAGGGCCGCAGATCATTTCACACCCGAAAAAGTAGCATGGATTCGTAAAAGGATCTTAGATTACGGGAATGAAAGCCTTAGAAACATGCAAAATGAAATAGAAAATTACAGCGTTCAATTTATATTTAAATAGGGAATAAGCTATGGAATTTAAAACATTGTATCAATTTACCATCGATGAAGAGAAGATGGTGGATAAAGAGAGTAAGCGCACCAATAAAAAAACTGGTGAGGTGACTATTACCAAGAAAAAGGTAAAACAAAAAGTCCCAATTGAGATTAAAATTAAGCGTCCGTCTCGACGCCAACTAGAAGACGCAGAGCTTCAGTACTCTATCGAGATCAGCAAGTGTGTTAAACAAGGCATACTTACCAAGGCTATGTTAGCCAAGAAGTATGCCGATACTGGAGGAACCTTTTCAGAGGATGGGTTCAAGGAGTACGGGAAACTTTACACAAGAATTTTAGAGCTTCAGAATGAATATATGAAGCTTGACACTGTAGACAAACCAGATTCTAAACAAAAGAAACGTTTAGAGCAACTGAAATCAGAGATCGCCGAAGTTAAAAGGGAACTCGTCAACGTTGAGTCTGGACTACAATCACTCTTTGACCATACAGCTGATGTAAGGGCGCAGAATAAATTACTTTTATGGTATGCAGTTAACCTGACATATATTCATAAAGAAGAAGATGAAGAGCCTATTCCCTATTTTCTTGGGGACGACTTTGAAGAAAAGACTGAAGATTATTACTCGAAAGAAGAAGAGTCCTCTGATTTTTATCAAAAAGTAATCAAGAAAGTTTCTACGGTACTCGCCTTCTGGTTTTATAATCAAGCCTCATCCCCGTCCGAATTTGAGGAGTTGATTAAAAAGGTAGAATCTGGTGAACTATAGCGACGAGTTCTACATTTCTTTAATAGGAGAAGTGTTTGACGGGTATAGTACTGATTTTTTTGAAGGTCAGGAGGTATTCGTCAAGCACTTAAATATTAGGGACCAAAGGTATATTCATAATTACTACGAGAAGTACAAGAATATAGCCTTGGTTAAAGGTATAGACTCTGAGAGCGCTATGTTAGAGCGTTTAAAAAAGGATGGGATGTGGGACGAAAAGGACGACTCCAAGATTTCCTCTCTAGAACTCGAAATAGGCAATCTTAAAAAGACCAAAGATGCTGTCTTTTTACCCTCCCAAAAGGAGACTTTTCAAAAGAACATAGACGAGAAAATAAAAGAACTCTATGGTCTGAAGTCCAAAAGGGCAGAAGTGGTTGGTGTAACAGCTGAATCTTACGCTACCTCAAGATGTGGGGACGAGATGTTGAGGTTCTCCTTGTTCAAGGATAATAATTTTAATGATTATTTATTCTCAGAAGAAGATTTTGCTGAATTAGAACCTCACCAAGTCATAAAGTTAGGTGGTATCGTGAACAATAGCGCAGAAAGACTAGGGGAGGAAAATATAAAATGGGCTGTTCTTAGACCATTCTTCAGTATGTACCTTAGCAACTGCGAAAATATTAATGATTTTTATGGCCAAGCTGTAGTAACCCTCTCTGTTTACCAGCTCAAGGTTGCTATGTATGGAAAAGTGTTCCACAGCATATTCCAATACACAGATGATATTCCAGACAGTATAAAGGAAGACCCTGATAAACTGATGGCATTTTCTGAAGCCCAAAGAAACAAGGACTCGAACAAATCTAGCTCTGGTTTGAGAGACGATGCTGATGCCTCCGCTATTTTTGGAGCCACCAAAGATGATATGCAGCAGTTAGCCTCAGATGGAAAGGCTGTATCCCTTTCTGAAGAAATGGAAAAAGCTGGTGGCAAGCTTGATATGAAACAAATGATGAGATTAGCAGGTCATGATGTCTGATCTTTGTGTATATACTATATACAAAGGTAAAGGATTATGCCACTTCAATTACAAGTAAGACAAACAGGATTAGAGAAAAGCATTCAAGAAGGCATGAAAAAGGCCGGAAGGAATCTTAAGCTCAACTTAGGGAATACCCGAAACATTGATGCCCTGTCTCAACCATTAGGTAGGTTGACTGGAAAGGCTGATGAATTTACCAAATCTATGGAAGCTGCTAACGCTCGTGTGTTAGCTTTTGGTGCTTCTGTGGGTGTTATCGCTGCCGTTACTAAAGGTATGCAGGAGTTGGTCAGGACGACTATAGAAGTCGAAAAGAGTTTAGCTAATATCAACTCCATTCTCCGTCAAAGTGATGCTCAGATGAGCAGCTTCAAGGATACGCTTTTCGACGTAGCTAGGAATACAGAACAAACCTTCTCATCTGTTGCCGAAGCAGCTCTGGAATTATCTCGTCAGGGTCTTAAGGCTGAAGAGGTTACTAACAGACTAAATGATTCCCTTATTCTGTCTAGGCTCTCAGGAATGAGTGCCGCTGACTCTGTAGCAGGTTTAACAGCCGCTATCAACTCTTTTTCTAGTGCTGGTATCACCAGTGCCGAAGTTTTGAATAAGATATCCGCTGCTGCCGCCAGTGCTGCTGTTTCGGACAGGGATTTAATTGAGGGCTTGAAGCGATCTGGAGCTGTTGCTGTCTCTACCGGGGTGGAGTTCGATCAGCTAGTTGGTATAATAGGAGCTTTGCAAGAAAAGACAGCTCGTGGTGGAGCCGTTATCGGTAACTCATTAAAAACTATCTTTACGAGAATACAAGACATTGATAAACTTAACAGTTTGCAGGATCTTGGTGTAGAAGTCACGAACTTGCAAGGAGATGTTTTGTCTGCCAACAAGGTGATTGAGAACCTAGCTCCAGTATTCGCTAAATTGGACCAAGCTTCCAAGGTTAACTTAGCGGACAACCTTGTGGGTAAATTTCAAATTGCTCCATTCCTATCTCTGCTTGAACAGTACAATGAAGAGGTAGTAAGGAGCAACGAAATAGCCAAAACTTCTTTCGGAGCTACAAACGAAGCTTACCAAAGAAACATAGCCCTGAACAATACTTTATCTGCAGCTTTGAACAAAGCTGTTGTTAACCTTAAAGAACTAGGGAACACACTTGGGGAGATAGGCGTGACAGACAACTTAAAAAATGTACTTGGTTTCTTTAACAGCATAGCTGAGAGTTTACAAGGTAGTTTGGACGGAGAGGGTGCTGGAAGTACTTTTGCCAAGGGGTTAGTAAAGGGCATAGGGGCTATTTTAAGTGGACCCGGTCTAGTTTTACTAGGGGCTATTGTCACTAAATTAGCATTTGGTTTCGTCAAGTTCGGAACATCTTCCCTAAAAACATTTTTTGGTTTGAATCAAGCCGCAAAAGAACACGCTAATTTACAAGGACAAATCACAGCAGCTTTATTAAATGATTCTTCCATAAGGCAGGACATCTTGCATATAGAGAATAAAAGCATCAGTGTAGAGGAGAAGCGCAAACAACAAGCTGAAGCTCTTACTACAGCAATGAACGCTCAGCTTACGGTGATGAAGCAGATGCAGTCAATCTCCAAGGGTATAACCCCGAGTGTAGCAGCGAATACCAAAGCTGCACGTAGAGCTTCTGGGGGATTTTTACCTATCGGAGCTGAGAGTTCTGATATAGCTCGTGGCGTGGGTGGCGCACCTTCTTCTGCTAAACCTGTTGTTATACCTAACTTTGCTTTTGGTGGAGGCAAAAGAGGAACTATGGTTGCTAATAGTAGTGAATATATTGTTCCTAATTATGCTAATGGTGGGGATGCTATTTTTAATCAGAGCATGGCTTCCTCAATGGGCCTTCCTGCTAATGCTAAAAAGGTGAGAGCTGCTAGCGGGTATATACCAAATTTCGCAAAGCCCGAAAACATGAATATGTCAGCCGTGTTGAGTAAGATCGGTGGGAAGCGTTTTCAAGAGAAGTTAGCTAATGGAAAGCTCACAAAGGAAGATAAAGCTATTTTAGCCCAAAAAGACAAGTTGGAAGCTGCTGCAGTAGGTAAAAGATCTTACATGGCTAACAGCAACCCTAAATCAATACTTCTTGTACCTAATCACAAAGTTCCTTTCAATCTTGATGGAGCTGACCACCCGTTCCAATCACCTTACGCCTCCAAGTTGAATGGTGAAATAGATTTTTTCGAAGGGGCTGCGGCAGGGATTGATCCAGACTTAAAAAACTCTGAAAGTGAAGATGCTAGGAAGTTGTCAGGACTTGTGGATTTGGACGATAAGATTGCTAAAAACTTAGCCAAAGGAGTTAATGATATATTCTCAGAGTTTAAAAATGCTGTCGGTTTCAAAACCGATCCAAACGTTGTAACCAAAGACAATATAAAGGATACAATGGAATCGGGTGGCCCCGGCGCTTTTGGCGCTATCAAAGGTGCCACCTTTGAGGCTTTGATGCAAGCCATTAGTGGGGGAGTTTCTCAAAAGGCTGCAAAAGGTGGGGGGGAACTTGATGTTGTTTTTTCTAGGGACCAATCTGGTTATTTAGAAACTGTCTTTGGTATCAAAGACAAAGGGTATAAATTTGCAGATTTTAAAAACTCTTTGGGGCAAAAAGGTAAGTACGTTAGACAAGTTGTTGATAATGTTAAAGGCAATATTAATGTCAGCAAAAACGCTAAACTTTCTACAAGTGGGAAAAAAGGAAATGCAGCTTCTGGTTACATTCCAAATTTCGCAGACCCTCTTCAAGATGCTATCGGAAGGGAGCAAACTGCCGGGTTGCCTGTTAGTCAAATTAGAATAAATCAGAGTGGAAAGCTTAGAAACTCGCAAAACCCGATGGGCCTTGCTGTTACTAATACTAGAGACGAACCTACTGGAGCTATACCTGCCGCCAGAGGATTTATACCCAATTTCTTTAATTTAGAACAAGCTCGACAGAACTTAAGTGATAAACAAATAGCTGCTGGTTTTGGTGGCCAAGAAGCTAAGGACGAATTAAAAAAGTTGGGAGCTTCTGCTAAGAAAACTTCAAAATCTTTTAAAGAGGCAAAAAAAACAGTAGATATCAACAGAAAAGGTCAGACCGACTTGACAGGTGTTATATTCGGTGTCGGGGCAGGTCTAACAGCTCTAGAGGCTGCCACAGCAGGTAGCGAAAGCGCTTTGGCCAGATATACATCTATAATTTCAGGGTCTCTAGCGAGTATTTCTAATTTTGCTTTTGCTGGCAAGGCTGTCAGTGATATGGGTAACCAAATGAAGCTGTCTGGCGGCAAATTCAAAGGGGCTATAGGAGGAGCTGTTGGCAAGTTAGGTGCTTACGGAGCTGCCATAGGAGCCGGTATAGAAATTTTTAAGTTAGGGTCGAGTTTGTATGACGAGGCTTCTGGGGCTAACGAAAGGGCCACTACAGCCCTTGCTTTTTTAACAGATGCTACAAAGGATCTTTCTAACTCATTCAGCAGTCTAGACGCTGTGCTGAAAGACAAGATTAACAATCAAGTTGACGATATATTGAATGCACCAGTCAGATCTAATAGTCTTAGTGGGGATTTTAGAAATATAAAAGAGGAGTTCCTCTCAATGATTGGAATGTCCGATTATCGTGGCGAGTTAGGGATGACAAAGATGGGTTTTGAGACTGATGATTTAGAGCAAGGTGTAACTAGCGCATTGAAAGAAATGAGAGGTCTGGGCTTTTCGTCTAAATATTTAAAAGGTAGGCTTTCTGAATTCGGCGATAAGGTTGATTCAGAAGAGGCTACTTCTCTTTTCAAGGAGTTAGCTAAAGCGGCGAAAGACACTGAAGTCTACAGTAAAAAACTTGCTGAGTTAAGTGATATAGATGTGCAAATGCTTACTGAGCAGCAAAATAACAAGGATCAATTTGGAACAAACCTAACCACAGATCAAAGGTTCCAACTTGCCGAGAAGGAAGTTGAAAGGAGGAAGAAAGAGGACAAAAAGGGGAGGGTTGAAATGGGAGAAGCTATCGACCTTATAAACTTGAAGAACGCCAAGGCTGGTATATCCGCTGCAGTAGAGTTAGCCAAGCTTAAACTTCAGGCTAAAACTACAGAAGAGAGGAGCTTAGAGATGGGCGAAGCTGCTGGCACTTTAACTAGGAACCAACTCAAAGAACTAAAAGAATTTGTGGCTTTGAGAAAACTTGAAAATGAACTTTCTATAGCAAATTTGAGCGTGATAGGGGAGCAGACTACAGCCCTCAAAGGTGTCAAAGGTAAGACTAAAGAAGTTTCTGATCTAACAGAAACACTAAATAGGTCCATAGAGGATGGGAACTTTTCTGTAGAAGACAGAGAGGAAGCTTTGGGTAAAATCAGTAAAATATTGGCAGCTGGCGAGAAAGTCGCAGAAAAAGAGTTGTTGGCTCTGCAAAAGATCCTACTAAAACAGGAGGTTCTTACTAATGAAAAGAGAAAGCAGCTAGGTTTAGACATTAAACAAGCTAATATTCTCGAAGACAATGCTAACCGGGTGGCTGATGCTAGAGCTGACAGAGGGTTGGGTTCTGCTGGTGATTTTAATGAAAAAGATTTAAAGCTTCAAAAGGAGATATTGGACCTACAAAAAACACAAAGATCTCTTTCTGCTGGATCAAGTAACACAAGATTTGATGCTTTTGGGCAGGAAAGGAACTTTAGGGGTTCTATAGAATCTGTCAATAGGCAGATTGCTGAGAAGCAAGGAGAAAGGTCTAGGCTTTCAACCATAAAAAGTTTTAGGGAGATGCCTTTAAGCAATAAAATAATTTCTAGGTTGCAAGACCCTTACAATAATGGTAATTCATTAGAGAAAAGTCTATTAAAGAGCTTACCCACAGAAACAGACCCTTTGAAGATCGGATCTACCTTGAGGTTGCTTAGTGAAGCTGGAGGACTGGAAGGGGAAGAGAAGACTAATTTCGAAAAGTCTATACAGGGTTTTGAAAAATCTTTACAAGACAATACGGAGCAAACTGCCAATAGTGTGGATGCTACTAAAAATCTTACACTTACACTCGCTCAAACAGGGGCGCAAAACGTTGCCAGAGCCAGTGTGTTGGAAAAATTTTCGAAAAGTGAAGCAGCTGACCTAAAAAGACTAGGGGAAGCTCAACAAAAAACAGGTATTAGTGGACTACCTGAAGATATCGCTAGAGAAGCTAAAATGAAGAGGGGTTTTAGGCAAAGGGTTACTGAGTCTACAGACACAAGCCTTGAAGCCTCAGATAAACTAAAAGATAATTTGGTTAGCGCATCTAGGCAGTTTGTAATGAATATGGATGAAGCCTTTAGAAATGCTATTAGTAGTTCTGACAGCTTGGGGGACGCTTTGCTTGAAATAAGCAAGCAGTTTTTGAGTGACATCACTAGTGCTTATAGTAAAAAATTCTTGAATAAAGCTTTTGGCGATGTTTTCGGAGTTAAAGACAAAGCTACAGGTGGCTTTATTTCTGGAGGCTCTGGCCACAAAGATGATGTTCCTGCTATGCTGATGGGAGGTGAATTTGTTATGAGAAAGAGTGCTGTTCAAAAGTATGGCGCAGGATTCTTTAACGCTTTAAATAGTGGAGGTGTTCAAGGTTATGCTTCTGGCGGTTCTGTAAGGCAGAGGAGGGATAAAGAAGGTTTATTTAGAACCCCATCATCTTCTTCTGGTTACATAAGCGGGGTATCAGACCTTATGTCGTTTGCAACTCAGTCTCCCAATAGAATGGGTGGAGACAGCTTTGTGAGTGGCGGTGCCACAGCCGCTTTCTTAGATCCTGAGAGCGCCAGACTAAGTATGTTTGGGCGCAGAAGTAGTCAGCAATTCGGGAAGGTGCAAGATGCCAAAAAACAAGCTTTTGATTTAGCGGTATCAGAAATGGGGCAGATGGACCAAGCTAGAATAGCAGGCAAGGAGTCCAGCAGTCAGTTCTTCAAAGATATCCTGTCAGCTGGTATAAGTGCTGGTCTAGGAGGGTTGGGCGCTGACATGTTCAAAGGTAACAAATTCTTGACAGCAGCTTCAGGCTTTGGATCTAATCTACTAGGAACTGCAATCACCGGGGGAGGGGCAAGTGGTTTTGGAAACTTTGGTGCCGGGTATGTTAGCTCAATGCAGGAAAGTGGCTCTAAAGGATTATTTGATTTCTTAAAATCCCTGTTCTCTAACAAACAAGCTACAGGTGGAATGATATCAAGCTCCACGGGGGTGGATACTGTACCGACTATGCTATCAGGAGGAGAGTTTATTATGAACGCTTCTGCAACCAAGAGATTAGGTGCTGGAAATTTACAAGCTCTTAACTCAGGGTCTGGTGGAGGTGGAGATAATTCTCAGTTGGTAGGAAAACTAGATGAGCTAATAAGTGCTACTGAAGATGCTACTGGTGGCGAAATTAATATCACTATAAATAGCGAAGGAAAAGAAAACGTCAAGACCTCTGAGGGTGCTTCTGAAGATCAGAAGAGGCTATCAGAAAGAATTAAAACAGTAGTTAAGCAAGTCATCACAGACGAAAAGAGATTGGGAGGCCAACTTAGGAAGTAATGTTTGGAGCAAGATACAATGATGAAGTAAGGGTTTTTATCTCTGGGCAAGAACTGTCCGGGATTGAAAACTTCGATATGTCCTACTCAAGTGCCAAAGGTTTGGTCACCCCACTTGGGACTAGCAAAGGCATGACCACTACTGCTGGACCTACTCAACAAGAGGTCTCATTCTCTAGGTATTTGATTTATAATGATCCCATCCTGAGCTACACAGGTGATGTTAATATGTCTGGCAGCATGCATTACAATGGCAGTGCGTATGGTTTTGAGAGTGGTTACCTTTCTAATTACTCAGTTAATTGCGCTGTTGGTTCTGTGCCAAAAGTGAATGCTCAATTTTTTGTTGTTGATGAACTTAGGAGTGGAGAAAGCGCATCAGGTGTAGTAGCTCACCCAACTATAGACATACCAAGTCAGGGGAGCATCTCTATAACATGCGACAATGTGACAACAAACCGTGTTATAGGTTTCGATTACTCATTGGCTTGCAAAAGAAAAGGGAACTATACTATAGGTCAAGAATCAGCAGTTAGTGTAGACTTCATTCCACCCATACAATACTCAGCTAGTGTTCAAATAGAAGTAGATGATGCTTTCTTAGAGAGTGGGTTTAATTTCTTGAACTCTAGGGAGGACAAGACAGTGAGCTTTGACATAGACGGAAGAACCGGGGCTAACATCCAAGCTCTCACGATCCCAAATGCTTCCCTTGTTTCAGAAAACCTAAGTATGTCTGCTGATGGATCTTTACGTTTAAACCTTAGTTATGTCGGTCATGAGTGATTTATTTTATAATAGAGATGAGAATATATCAGGGGTAGCCTTGCAGTCTGCTTTGTCAGGAATCGGTACTCCTAGTTACGGTTCTTCAGTTTCGTTTAACTCTAAACTATTCCAGTACGATACCAAAGACTCTTACACAAACACACTCCCTAACTCGTTGAATAACTTAGAGGCTACTTTCAACCTAAGGTATGAGACAAATGAAATCAATGCTCAAAAAGCCGCCGTCTTTTTTGAGGACAAGCATGGTGACCAGATGTTCCCAATATCATTCAATGATACAACTTACAACACAGTCAGTGGGATATGTGACAGTTACTCTATCAACCATGTTAATAATCAGCATTATGAACTTGATGCGTCCATAGTTGTAGACCAATCCCCAAACCTTTTGAATTGGTCGGGGATGAACTTTATTAATTATACATTAGTGAACTGGGCAACATCAACTTCTTATGACAAGTTCGACATAATCTACAGTGGTGTCAATACAAACAAATTAAATAACTTCTATTACTGCACCGAAGACCACACTTCGTCATCTACTAGTGCTGATGGACCTACAGGTTCTTCTAGTAAGTGGAGTCAAGAGTTTTTCTTTGAGCCTGATATTGGTTTTAACAACTCTGTTAACTTCAAGAACGAGCGGCTGGAGTTTAAAAACTCCTTCAGGCAGAGAGTGAAGTCTAATGACAACAATGCAACTTTCCCAGTAGACTACTCCTTCAAGAACATATCGAACAAACAACTGAAGGCTATGGTCCACTTTCTAGAAACGAAAGGTGGTTATAGAAACTTTAGACATCAAATACCGTCTGTTTATAATAGGCCAAAGGTTTTCTACTCCCCTTCTTGGACCCACACTTGGAACTATTTTAACTCAAACGATTTACAAGTAAGCCTAGTAGAAGACGTTCTAGGTATAATTCCAACAGACACTTAATATGGCCAGAGATATATTAAAAAGTAATAACTCTCTTGTGATTGCTGGGCAAAGACCAGCTTTTACTACATCAGACAGGGATGCAGCAACTATGAGTGGGGCTTTTATGAGTGCCGTTCAAAGTGTGTCTGTGGGGTTCTCCCAAGATAGGCAGAAGTCAAAACAGATTGGATCTCAAGGTCTAGCTGTAAATGATATTACTAGGATGCCAGACGTAGACTTGAGTATCGATTACTACTACACACCTGCTATGCTCAATGAGAATCTACTAGGACTTTCTAATTCAAATCCCTCCTATGTTGGCACTGGTTTTTTTGAAGGTTACACAAACGAAGACCAAAATTTTTATATTTTAAACCACCAAGACCAAGGTGTTGATCTAATCAACGGTTCTTCTTCAGAGACAAGGCCAGCAGCTAACTTGTCGGCGAATGCAGAAATATTTTCTATTGGAAACGCTTTTTTAACAAGCTACTCCTTGGGTTTTTCAGTGGGTTCTCTTCCTGTCGTCTCTACCTCTTACAAATGTTCCAACACGACTGTCCAAAATATCTCTTCTAGTGAAGTGCAAAACCCTGCAATAAATTTACAGTCAGGGAACAATACTAACGTCGGACAAACCAATCTAGTTTCAGCCAAAGCAAGTGGTTTTGATTACTACAGTAATATCGACAGGTTTAACCCTCCTTTATGTGGACCAGACCACGTAGACTTAACCTTACAGAATTTAGAAGTCGGTGGTGCGCCCATAAGTGGTGATGCTCATATACAATCTTTTGCTTTTGACATCCCTATTCAAAGGACAGACCTTCATGGACTGGGTAGTAACTATGTGTATGGAAGAAAAATACAGTACCCTATAACAGCATCTGTAAGTATGAACCTTTTGGTTTCTGGTTTTGCCACTGGTGAATTGGCGGCACTGATGAACACAGAATCAAGTTATGATTTTGACGTAAAGATACAAGATAGAAGCGGGGAGTATCAAAATACATTCTCTTTTGATTCTTTAAGATTGGAAAGTTCTGCCTACTCTATGGATGTTAACGACAACATGAATTATTCACTCAGCTTCAGTTTTGAAATAGAAAATCAATAAAATGGGTTTAAAAATAAAAAACAGCAAGAATATTGTTACTGATGGGCTAGTTCTAAATCTGGACGCTTCTGACAAAATATCTTACCCCGGAAGTGGTAGCGCATGGGCAGATAGAATAGGTAGTAACGACGGAACATTAGAAGGTGGAACAACTTTTAGTTCAAGTAATGGCGGTATATTTCTTTTTGATGGTGCAGATGAAGAATGCAATTTGGGAAGCTCAGCTAAAAGCTTGATACAGAACAAAACTAATATCAGTATGGGAATTTGGGTTAATTTACAAACCCTTGGGAGCCTGAGAGGTCTCATAGGTACACTGAGGTATAGCTGTACTAGAAATCTAGGTTTAGTAGCATCAAGTTCCACTTTGCACTTTTATAACGACACTTCTACTTGCGTTTCTGCTAGCATATCAGGAGCAATGGTTACCAATAAGTGGATTTATTGCGTAGGTACATATGATGGTACGACGACAAAGGTCCACGGAATAAGGGATGGGAGTTTGTCTTCTGCTAGTAGCACGGTTAAATCAGGGAACACAAACTCGTTCACTTCTGATTTTATTATTTATGGAGCAGACTCTAATATTTCTACTCATGCATACGGTTCTTCAGCCCATGTATACAACAAAGCTTTAACAGTAGCAGAGGTTCTCCAGAACTACAATGCTACCAAATCTAGATTTGGTCTCTAATCGTAATCAACCTTAACGGTCTTACTTTCGTAGGTCTTTAGTTCTGAAACGTGTCGCTGACCATTTCTTTTCGCAGCGTAATCGTCGAAGTATTTTTTCTTGACAGGATCTTCCCCTCCAGCTTTTTCAGCCCTACGTTGGCTCATTTCCTCTGAGTAATCCAACATATTACCCACAGTGCCTTTCTTTGCCCCTGTGCTGTCCCTGAATTGACTTTGGCTAAAAGGGTCTATGTTTGAGTCAATTGATGCGTGAGGGACAGTAAAGACCCTTTTCCACTCAAGACCGAACTCGTCAATATAGATATGCTCATCGTTCATTGACTGGATAACATCCTTTTCCTCTCCTGTGTCTGGATGACGGTAAGTGTACAAGGGCATATGTTATTATAAATAAAAACGGGGGCGTTTCCACCCCCGCTGTTTAATTGACCTTAATTTTAGAAGGTTTTACCACCCCTTTCTTAGGTAACTCTACAAGGAGCAACCCTTTCTCCATCTTACAAGATATGTTTTCTGTATAAACCTTTTTCATTAATTTTACAGAGAACTTCTTCTTTGAACCCTTGGGTTTCGTCTCAATGTTTAGCAGATCATCTGTTACTTCCACTTCGACATCATCTTTAGAGAAACCGGGAAGCTCAACCTTTAGTTGGTAAAAATCCCCTTTGTCTCTGATAGTGCTATATGGTCGAACTGAATAATCTTCGAATATATTGTCAAATAATGTATTAATCATACTCTGCTATTAACATAAGATGTGCCACTCTAGAAATCGTTGGATATACGGGACATAATGACATCCACAGTGTTAGAATAAGTCAACTTGTCTGCCAACTTTTGTCCCTCTGTGTTAGTATGTCCCACTTTCTTCTCAGACTCCTCCATAGCTGCCAACACCTGATCCTCATCCCAAGAGTAGAAAGTCCCTTGGTTAAAAGGAGAACCTTTCTTGAAGAATACATTGTCAGCACAATCTACTTCTCCATTTGGCTCTATCAGGATAGAGTTTTCTTTTGTAGCCCAATCCTTGTGAGATGTGGCGTTCAAAACAATACTCCACTTCCCCAGACAGGTTGCATTAAATGAAGGAAGGTTCCAGCCCTCTGCTCCAGAAAGACCTGTCAAATCAACATCTATTGCATTCAGAAACTCATTTACTTCTGAATTTTTCTCTAGATGAGGAAGGAAGTTGATATTTGTATATCTTTTACCACCGAGAACAGCGTTCAAGGTTTTTTGCATGTCCTCCGGTTTGTAAAACGGATTGTTTACTAAACAAGATAACTGGTACTTAGGGTTATTCCCATATTTCTTTAGCCAAGTTCTAATAATAGCAGCTGTATGCTTCCTATGCTCAAACTTGCCCATCAGACCAAAGTGAATAACATCACTCAGGTATTCTTTTTTTGTTTCTTTGAAGTCTTTGTCGAAACCCAAAGGGCTGAAGCTGCTGCCAAACAGGTTAGCAGCGTGTTCAGAACTAAAGAATGTTTCAGTTTGGGCATCGCAAATTTGTTCTTCTACTTCCGTAGGGTTATTACACTCATAAAACGAATACAGGTATTGTTTTTCATTTTTACGATTTTCAGAACCATTGAGATGCCAAACTTTTAAACAGGGAATTTCTTCACCTAAGTAGGAGTACCTATTGTTGATTGAGTTCTGAATCTTAGACTTCAACTCATCTGAAATATCATATGCTTTAAGGTCTATATTTCCAGTAGGCCAGATACCAACATCATGTCCTTTCTCAAACAACTCCCTGATAATGTTATAACTAACATTGCCGAGGCTTAGGGAGTTAATAGGTGCTTCTACTAAGATCTTCATTAAAATGGCACTTCGTCATCTCCAGCACCTACTGACGCTGGGGTCTTTGAATCATCATCCTTCTTCTCTTTAGAACCAGAATTAAGGAATTGGATGTCCCGTCCCTTAATATAGTACTTGGAGAAGTTTTTTCCGTCTTTCTCCCAAGAGTCCATTGCAAGCTCGCCACTAAAGACGAACTCTCGGCCTTTTGAAAGATACTTTCCTGCTACTTCAGCAGTTTTATCCCATACTTCAAGATCAATGAAGCACTTTGTTTTTGCGTTACTAGGGGAAATACCAACCCGAAGTCGGGTCACAGTTTTTCCGCTATTTGTCTGTTTCATTTCTGGGTCTTTAACCAGATAACCTACTGCTGTTACTGTATTATACATAATTACTAACTTTCTTGAATTGTGATAAACATCTATTGTGGATATTTATCGTTCCTTGAATACTCATACCTATCTTACCAGCTATGATTCTCCAAGGAGTTGTCTTATTAAGGCACTGATCATATCTCATGTCAATAACCTTTTTCGTTTTTTCGTCACATTCCTGTTTCACAAACGATTTAAACAGGGATAAGACCTCTTGCTCCTGCATTGAGGTCATACCATTGTCCAGAGATGGTTCTGATTTGACTTCACTAAGAGAACATTGTGTAAACTTCTTCCTCTTGTTCAGTGTATTCAAACACTTCCATTTTGTATCGTTTGCTAGGTATGTGGGGAACTTTGTGTTTCTCTCTGGATCGAAATTTATTGCTGAGTTGTAAATCGCCAAGCTTTTATCTTCTAGGAAATTTTGTTTATCGCTACAATTTGTCGGACCAGAGAGGAAACGGTCTACCATAGTATGGTATATACCAGAATGCCTGTCGATCAACTCTAGCAAAGAGTCTTGGTCGGCGTCATCCTTAATTTTTGAAATCAATTCCTCATCCTTCACAATTGTTATTGTATTCGATTTTATCCAATTGTCAACCTATTACAGTATATTATATATATTATAATATAATTATAAGAACGTAATCTGTAGCTATAACGTACTCTGTATCAGAGGCTTCTCTGTTTCTGTTACGTTTCTTTCGATTTTCTTAACCGTTCTCGGTTATTATAGTGTAATTGGGAATCGTGTCAACAAAAAAAAATCACAATATTTTCGCTCGACTCAAGACTAAAACGGGGATAAGGTGTAATTATTATTTGCTATGATCTTTACAGAACAAATGTCACGAAAGCCGGACCACTACCCGTGGACACAAGATTTTATCGAAGCTATGCACAACGGTTTTTGGACGGACAAGGAGTTCAGTTTTAGCAGTGATGTACAAGACTTCAATGTCACCTTGAGCGACGATGAAAGGCAGATAAATGTAAGAGCTTTGTCTGCTATTGGGCAGATTGAGGTAGCTGTCAAGAAGTTCTGGGCTAAGTTAGGAGACAATTTACCCCACCCATCTCTCTCTGATTTAGGTTATGTAATGGCCAACACAGAAGTTATACACAACAATGCTTACGAGCGTCTTCTTGAGGTCTTAGGCTTACAGGATGTTTTCGAAGAAAACTTAAAATTGGACTTTATCGAAGGTCGAGTTAAGTATCTCCGCAAATACAATCATCGTTTCTATAAAGATTCTAAGAAGCAGTATGTTTACGCTTTAATATTGTTTACGCTTTTTGTCGAGAACGTGTCTCTCTTCTCTCAATTTTACATAATCAATTGGTTCAATAGGTACAGAAATGTATTGAAGGATACTGGCCAGCAGGTGAAGTACACCAGAAACGAAGAGAATATTCACGCTTTGGTGGGGATTAAAATTATCAACACTATTCGTGAGGAACACCCTGAACTT